GCCCAGTATCTCGGCCAATCGAGACCGCGAGCCATTCAGCTCTGCCAGACGACTCAGGTTTGCAATGCGTATCCGCTTCAGGGCGTCTTTTTCATTCGTACTCATAAGAAGTACCTCCCTTCCGCAATAGTAGTGTGAAAGGTGTATGCGCGGCAACATGTTCGGCAACCAACAAAAGCGGCGAAAATGTTGTATTATGGTTTAACACCAAAACAACACCGAGAGGTCTGAGATGACGCCTCGAGCGCTCGAATATTTCAAATCGCTAAAGCCTATCGAGAAGAAGGCCTTGTGCCAAAAAGCAGGCATTTCTGTCCGCTGGCTTCACAACTGCATGTATGTCCCGTCGAAGAACTTCAGCCCGGAAGTCGCTGAGAAGATCGAGATGGTTTCTTGTCGAAAAGTGACGCGCGAAGACCTGCGCCCAGATATTGACTGGTCGCTTATTCGCTAAGGGGACGCCATGAGCTTCAAGGTTTCCGCACTGGCATGGATGGTTCCGGTTGAGAAGTCAACCGAACGTCTTGTGCTCCTCGCTCTTGCCGACCGGGCCGATGACGAAGGCAAGAACTGCTACCCGTCCGTCGAGACCATTTGCAACATGACGCAGATGAATCGAAAGACGGTCTTTGCTGTGATTTCGAGGCTTGCGGAACGTGGCGTTTTGTCCGTGCGCAAGCGAGAGGTACACAACTCAAATGAGTACCTTCTGCACATAGAGGATTGGCCCAAAAACGGAAGTACCGAAAACGGGACAACCCAAAAACGGTACGCCAGTTGTCCCGAAAACGGTACGCCAGTAGTACCGAAAACGGGACACGAACCTATCAATGAACCTATCAATAACCAATCAATAACCAGTAGAGAAGACGCGCCGCCAAAAACCAGAGCCAAGAAAGGCGAAGCCTGGAAAAAGTGGATCAAGGTCGAAAAACCGGACGAAGTTCCTGATGACCTCTGGAAGCAATTCGGAGAGATTCGCGCCCTGAAAAAGCGGGCTTTGACTGAAAGTGCGCTTGAGCTTCTTCGATCCGAAGGGGAGAAGGCTCACATGACGCTGCTTCAGGTCATCGAGCATTGCTGCGCCAATGCCTGGGCAGGCTTCAGAGCCTCCTGGTTGACGAGGACGAGCGGTAGCACCTACCGAAAGCCTCAGAACGTCACCCAGACGGCTGAATACCGAGAACGACTTCAGGCCTGCTGCCGAGGTGAAGGCAGAACCGAAAAACTCGCCGACGACGGCGTAACGATCATCGTGGATTGAGGGAAACAACATGAAAAAAGCAGAGGGCTTGGTCGGCCTGTTGGGCTTTGCCGAGGGTGAAGAGGAGCGGGTATGCCCAGAGCATGGGCGGTATATCTCGCAC